CGAAAGAGGAGTAGGGAAGTGACCATTACTCCTCGCAATTTAAAGCAACGATATTTGCTTAGTCTTTTGGAGAATCCAAATAAACATATCAACTTCGCAATAGGACCGGCTGGTACGGGAAAGACTCTTATCAGCACGCTGTTCGCAATCAAGAAATTTCGGGAAGGCGAAATTAAAAAGATTGTTATCACAAGACCGGCAGTAAGTGTTGATGAACAACACGGATTTTTGCCGGGAACATTGGTAGAGAAAATGAGTCCGTGGACCAGACCAATGTTCGATATATTTGAGGAGTATTATGCTCCATATCAAATAGAAACTATGGTCAAAGACAACGTAATAGAAATCGCTCCACTTGCTTATATGCGTGGAAGAACTTTCAAAAATGCTTTGATCATCGCCGACGAGATGCAGAACGCAACTGACAGTCAAATGAAAATGCTCTTGACAAGGCTCGGCGAAAATAGTAAAATGGTCGTCACAGGAGATTTGGAACAACACGATCGAGGCTATCATGATAACGGATTGAAGATGTTCGTTGATAGACTTGTTCAATATCAAAGCGATATGATCGGCGTTGTCGAGTTTACTTCGGAAGAGGTAGAACGGCATCCAGTTGTTTCAGAGGTTCTGGATATTTACGCAAACTACTAACTATTGCCCGTTAGGGTGAGGGGTTATATTATGATGGTTGTTGATTGGCTGGTGAAGTTCTTGACAGACTCGCCAGCCCCACTCATCCTAACGGGTGTTTTATATGCTGGGCAGATGATTGCTTATCTCAGACAGAATGAAGTCGGAATGGCAATCATCTTTGGAGCATACGCAGTTGCCAATGTTGGCTTTGTTCTGGATTTCATTAAGAGGTTTAACTAGAATGAACTGTGACATTTGCGGAGAGATTGTCGATCGACGAGACGATGCCACGCATCTTGAGGCTGTCGCTTATAAGGTCAACTCTGTCGTACTTGTTTCCAGACCCAGACATATTCGATGTAGCCCATCGCGGGCTCAATATATTGTTCATGATTGTTTTTCTCCGGTTGAGGATAACCGTCAGGCATATGATAAAAGGTGTCTTCCCGATGACATGCGAAAGTCAAGAGAGGTTCTTTATACCTCGGCGTGGGAGACTCTACAAAATGAGGAGATTGATTGATGCGAGGACTTGGTAATTTGTTTTTCTATAAGCTACATGATGATGTTACACTGCCTTCAAAGGCAACATCGGAAGCAGCGTGTTTTGATTTTCACGCATATCTGACACCGGGATCTGCCTTGAAGGCAGAAGATAATAATTTGTATGAGTCTAATGTTGTTACTGAAGATCGTTCTGTGACAATCGGTCCTCTCACTCGTATGTTGATTCCGACCGGACTGATTGCGGAGATTCCTGTAGGTCATTCTATTCGGATTTATCCGAGGTCTGGTCTTTCTTTCAAGCAAGGTTTGGCTTTGTCGAATCAGGTAGGTGTGGTTGATTCAGATTATGTTGAAGAGATTTTTATTTCTTTGATCAATCTTTCCAATGCCCCAAAAAAGATTATACATAATCAGAGGATCGCACAGGGTGAGCTTGTTGCTCATCAGTGGTATCGGGTTCGTGAAACTGTAGAAAAGCCGGAGTCTTCTTCTGATCGTGTTGGAGGTTTTGGTTCAACTGGACAATAAGATAATGATTATTTTCTGGAGGTATTGATGTGAAGTTAGAAGTGACTATGGAGGAGATGCGAAAGAAGAAAATCTTCGTCGGCACTCCAATGTATGGTGGGCAATGTCATGGCATGTATGCGAAGTCTTGTAATGATCTTTCTGCGATGTGTGCCAACATGGGAATCGAGCTTCGATTCTTTTATTTGTTTAACGAGAGTTTGATTACACGGGCACGGAATTATATTTGTGACGAGTTTCTTCGATCAGGATTCTCTCATCTGGTTTTTCTGGATAGTGATATTGGTTTTAACCCGCACGATGTTCTGGCGATGGTAGCACTCGCAGGAGAGGATTCTGACAAGGATATTGTCTGTGGTCCCTATCCGAAGAAGTGTATCGCATGGGAACGAATCGCTGCCGCTGTTGAGTATGGTATTCCGCCGGATGGAAACCCAGCTTCGCTTGAGCAGTATGTTGGAGACTTTGTTTTCAATCCCGTTGGCGGCGCTCAACGCATGGCAATCGGTGAACCCGTTGAGGTGCTTGAGGGTGGAACTGGATTCATGTGTATTCAGCGCAAGGTTCTTGAGAAGTATGCGACCGAGTATGAAGACATTGCTAGTTATCTTCCTGATCACAATCGTTCAGAACACTTCGATGGATCGCGTGAGATTACAGCATTCTTCGATACTATCATCGACCCGCAGTCTAAGCGTTATCTTTCAGAGGACTACATGTTCTGTCAGTGGTCGCGAAAGATTGGCTTCAAGGTTTGGATGTGCCCGTGGATGCAGCTACAGCATATCGGTTCCTATGTGTTTGCTGGAAATCTTCCCGCAATCGCGCAGCTTCCAAACGCATCGCATGGCGGTGTGATTGATAAGCCGGTTGCCAAGATGGCTGGATCAGGAAAGCCGTTCCAGATTCAACCTCCACAGGTTGAGCCTCCACAGCCTGCTATTCCCTTTCCAAAGGTAAGTGAAGAGCAGCTTGCTACCCGAGCCGAACGTCGGCGTAAGGAAGCAGAGGAACGAAGAAAGAAGCGAAAGGAAAAGAAGAAGAGTAAATCGTAATGTGGAAATATGATGAATTAGATAATCTGGAAAATGTGAAGGATTATATTGAGAAGACTTATTCTTCACACTACGTTGGAAAAGATGGTGACGGGATTCAAATCCAAGACCTGTTGGATTCAATTGGTGTGGCAGAAAAGTTCTGCCAAGGCAACGCGATGAAATACATCGCACGCTATGGTAGAAAGAATGGCAAGAATAAAGTGGATTTATTGAAAGCCATTCACTACGTTCTTTTGTTGATGTATTTTAGTAAAACAAATGATGGAGAATATAATAATGAAGATCAGTGAAGAAACTCTTTCGATTCTGGGAAACCTTTCCTCTGTTCACAACTCGATTATTGTCGAGCAGGGTTCTGTTCTTTCAGTCGTGTCGGAAGATAAGACTCTACTTGTTCGTGCTGTTGTTGATGAAACCTTTCCTAAGACCTTTGCGATCTATGACCACGGTGAGTTTTTGAACGCAACGTCTCTTCTTGGAGATAGTCCTGTACTGACATTCGAGGACGACATGATTCTTGTTGAGTCTTCTGATTCGAGTCGAACCATTCGTTATGAGTGTTCAGATATTTCTCTTCTGAAGAGTTCGGATAAGAGTCCACTGCCTCCCGGCACAATTGAATTGCCGTTCGATCCGGCTTTGAGTTTTGATCTGTCGAATGATGCTGTTAAGAACATCAAGAAGTCGGCTGGCGTTCTGAACCTTCCTCACGTTGTTCCTCTGATCGCTGATGGAAATGTTGTGCTTTCGGTTTGTGATAAGTCGAAGAAGACGAAGAACGCTTTCGACATTGACGTTTCCAACGTTAACATCAATGGCGGTGAAAACATTGTTTGTACGATGAACGTTGATTCTCTAAAGGTTCTTCCGGGTGATTATACTGTGAAGATTTTCAAGAACGGGATTTGCTGTGTTCAGCACAAGGATCTTGATCTTGAATACTTCATTGCTCCACTCTCAACCCATTCCTCCTTCTGAAAAAGATACTAAATAGTTACATAAAGCAGACGCTGAACCCCCAGACACCCCCCACGAAGACCTCTCTCTAAATATCTTCTTCGTGGGGGGTGATCTGCTTTTACGCACAAGGAAAATAAAAAAATGAGTATTCGTGATGAGTTCGTTTGGTGTCAGAAGTATCGACCCCGAACGATTGATGATTGTATTCTTCCTAAGTCGATGAAGGATACTTTTTCTGAGTTTGTTTCTAATGGTGACATCCCCAACCTTCTCTTCTCAGGGAGCGCGGGCACAGGAAAGACAACTGTTGCTCGGGCTCTCTGTGAAGAGCTTGGTTGTGACTATATTATCATTAACGGAAGTGAGAGTGGAAACATTGATACGCTTCGGAATGATATTCGCAACTTTGCTTCGGGTGTTTCGTTTACCAATACGGGAAAGCGAAAGATTGTCATTCTCGATGAGGCTGACTACCTGAATCCCTCTTCTACTCAGCCTGCGCTTCGTGGGTTTATTGAAGAGTTTTCGCAGAACTGTGGATTCATTCTTACTTGTAATTTCAAGAATCGAATTATCGAACCGATTCATAGTCGGTGTAGTGTAATTGATTTTCGTTTTAGTAAGAAGGACAGCCCGAAGCTGGCTCTTCAGTTTCTGAAGCGTACCATTGAGATTCTTGATAAGGAAAGTGTGAAGTATAATGAGAAGGTTCTTGTTGAACTTATCACCAAGCACTTTCCTGACTTCCGTAGAATCTTGAATGAGCTTCAGCGGTATTCTGTCTCCGGTGAGATTGATGCTGGCATTCTTACCAGCATTAGCGATCAGTCGATCAAGGATCTGATGGGATTTCTCAAGGATAAGAACTGGAAGGATATGCGAAAGTGGGTTGTTCATAATCTTGACTCCGATCCCTCTCGCGTCTTTCGTCTGATCTATGATGGATTGTTCGATGCTGTAAAGCCGCAGAGTATTCCGAAGGCTGTTATCACGTTGGCTGATTATCAGTACAAGGCTGCTTTTGTTGCCGATGCGGAGTTGAACATGGTTGCGTGTTTGACTGAACTTATGGTGGATCTTGAGTTTAAGTGATGGAAGAATATTACTCTATTGTCGAAAGACCCTCTGGTTTTTTCATTGTGAGCTTTGAATCTGTTGAAGAAGATTTAGAACCCACCGCAAAGGTGATCGGAGCATTTTCCACAGAAGAAAGTGCTTCTGAATTTATTCGTAAATTTATCTCCGAAGGTTTTGGGGGTGATGGTCTTTTGTTTTTTAAGGGTGGTGATGATGGCTAAACTTGGTGACTTTCTAACAGCGATCAATTTGAGCAAGAAGAATATCATGGAAGAGGATTCTCTGGCAGAAAAGGAGTATCCTCCTTTCGTGATCAATCGTTCACTGTCTTACTTTCAGGATACTGTACTATACGCAAACGAGATGAACCTCCGGGGACATATCGACAACCGTCTTCAGAATGACTATTTCCTAAATAGTATTAGGAAAAAGAAACGTTTTTCGAGATGGTTGAAGCCCGAACAGAATGAAGACATTAACGCAATTAAGGAGTATTATTGTTGTAATGATGTAAGAGCCCATGAGATTCTCAGGGTATTGACGGGTGAGCAGCTATCTCTTATTCACAAAAGGTTGGAAAGAGGTGGTATTAAAAATGGAAAGCGATCAAAGAAGTGATGTAGAGAATGTTCCAGTAGATTTGGAATCCTTGATTGAGATTACGTTAGAGGATGACGAAGATTTTTTAAAGATTCGTGAGACGCTTACGCGAATAGGAATCGCGAGTCGTAAAGATCGAACGCTTTTTCAATCATGCCACATCTTACACAAGCGCGGAAAGTATTACATTGTCCACTTCAAAGAGCTTTTCGCATTAGATGGTAAAGTATCTAACTTCAGCGAAAATGATCTTGGAAGAAGAAACACAATCGTAAACCTTTTGGCTGAGTGGGGGCTGTTGACTTTGGTGACTCCTCAAAAGAGTTCAGAGCCAACAGTCCCTCTCGGACAAATTAAAATTATTGCTCACAAAGATAAAAGTAATTGGGATTTGGTTGCTAAGTATAACATAGGCAACAAATCAAAGTAGGAGAAAACGTCTTGGAACTTGTAGAAGCCAGTCTTAATCGGATCTATCAGAAGACGAAGAATCATGCTGTCGGTGCTGTCACTTCACATCGTGGAGACAGGAGCAAGGCAGAAAACAAGGCAAACAACAAGAAGGTTCTCGCGTATCTTTTGAATGCGGGTTACTCTGTCATCAAGGTGAAGGGTAGCTATTGGGAAAACTTTCAGAAGCCAACCCAGCGAGAGGTTGGAGAAGAATCTTTCTTTGTTGCCAATCATAAGATTGAAGGTGATGATGGCGGTCAGCTTGAACGTGATTTAATCAAGCTCGGTCGTCTATATGATCAAGACAGTATTTTGAGTGTTCCTTTTGATCAAAAGGGTTATCTCTATGGAACCTCAAAACGAGAAGACGCCTTTCCTGATTATAATCAAAAGGTAGTTGTTGGAAAGCCTGTATTCGGTGATGCCAAGGGTCAATTCTTCTCTCGCGTAAAGGGGAGAAAGTTTGCGTTTGAATCATACGAAGAGGTTTCAAAGCCCATGACCTACAACGGAAAGTGGGCACTCTCCCTGATCGCAAAAGAAATTCGAGAAGAATTGGAAAAAATTGAAGATTAGGGTTGACAGATAAGACTTCGGTGCTTATCTTTAGGTTCAAACAAACGCCAAGTTGGGTTTGTTTGGAATATAACTTGCTTATTTAAGGAGATATTTAAAATGGCATATAACAAAATTCCGACTGTATTTAACGAACTTCGACAAGATCCTTTCCTCGTTGGATTCGATCAGTTCTTTGATCGACTGCTTTCCACGGGTGTTGGGAGTACGCAGGCTGCGTCATATCCTCCCTACAATATCGTGAAGGTGTCAGATAGCGAGTTCCGAATCGAGCTTGCTGTCGCAGGATTCACTGAAGATGAGATTGACGTGACCGTTCAGGACGACAAGCTGACGGTCGAGTCTCGCAAGGATCATAGCGTTGATGGTGGAGGCGAGGTTCTTCTTCATCAAGGAATTGCGGAACGCAACTTCAAGCGAGTGTGGACGCTGAGTCCGACGATTGCGGTTGATAGCGCGAAGTTTGTGAATGGTCTTCTCACGATCAATCTCAAGAATGAGACGCCTGAAAAGGAGAAGCCGCGAAAGATTCCGTTTAGTTAATCATTCGGTTCTATCCGGGGGGAGCAAGTCGCTCCCCCCTTTTTATTATGAGGAGATAGTTTGATGGATTTTATTTTTAGACAGCCCCAGCGAGAGATTGATCGAGTTTTCATTCATTGCTCTGCTTCAGGTCTTTCTACCCATGATGACGTTGAGGTAGTTCGTTCTTGGCATAAGCAGAATGGATGGGATGATATTGGTTATCATTTCTATATTACCTTTGACGGTCGTGTTCATACTGGACGGGACATTGAGAAAACTCCGGCAGCACAAAAGGGGCACAATGTAGGAACCATTGCTATTTGCCTTTCTGGTCTTAGAGAAGATGATTTTACTGAAGAGCAGTTTGAATCTCTGATTGATCTTTGTCAGCAAATTCACAACAAGATTCCTGATGTGACATTCCACGGTCATTGCGAAGTTTCGGACAAGGATTGTCCTGTCTTTAACTACAGAGAAATTCTTGGACTAAATGATTTTGGTCAGTATTGGAATTGGGACAAGGTAGTGCCGGATGATGATGTAGTTCTTTTTCCGTTTACTACTAACAATGATAAACGAATCCAAGCTCGTCAAGAGTTCATTGACCTGTTTGAAGAAATGATTCGTCTTCAAGATCAAGTGACTTATCTTCTCGATCAGGCGCGAGATTTGGGGGACATGATTGACGAACTGTAGGGATATATAATGGCATTTTACACGAACGTAAAGACTCTGGGAAATTCTATTTTGCTTCGCGGAGTTGATGATATTGGCGAACGCTTTACCAAGAAGGTGAAGTATAGTCCGACGCTTTTTGTTAAATCGGACAAGCCAACTAATCACACGACAATTGGTGGCAATTATGTTTCGCCAATCAATTTCGACACCATGAATGAAGCACGCGATTTCATCGAGAGGTATAAGGATGTAGACAACTTCTCCTACTATGGTTATGATCGTTTTGATACTACCTTCGTAGGAGAAATGTATCCTGAAGATATTGAATATGACTATGACAAGATTGTGGTAGCCAATATTGATATTGAGGTTGCCTCGGATGATGGGTTTCCTCATGTCGAGTATGCTTCCTCGCCGGTCATCTCTATTGCGGTCAAGTTCAATGATGCGTTCTTTGTGTTTGGTTTTGGTGAACCGGAAGGTTGTCCGATCAAGGAAACTCTCGCAGCAAGAGACATCATCTATGTTTCGTGTGATGATGAGCGTGATCTTCTGGAAAGTTTTCTTCACACTTGGAATGAGTTTTCTCCTGACATCATTACCGGATGGAACGTAAACGGTTTTGATATTCCTTATCTTTACAATCGACTGACTCGATTGTGGGATGAGAAGAAGGCACGAATGCTTTCTCCTTGGAGGTTCTCTACCGAACGAACTTTCCGTGGTTCGTATGGAAAGGATCAGACGAATGTCTTTTTGACGGGTATCTGTGTTCTTGATTACCTAGAACTCTATAAGAAGTTTACCTATGTCAATCGAGAGAGTTATCGTCTTGATTATATTGCCAACGTTGAACTTGGTGAGAGCAAGCTATCTTACTCTGAGTTTGGTAGTCTTCACACTCTGTACAAGAGAGATTATCATAAGTTCATCGAATATAATGTGAAGGATGTGGAGCTTGTTGATCGTCTTGAAGATAAGATGAGATTGATTGAACTGGCAATTGCTCTTTCTTATTCGGCAAAGGTGAACTTCGATGATGTTTTCTCGCAGGTTAGAATGTGGGAAAATATTTGTTATCATCACCTTCGCAAGACCAATCGAGTGTTTCCTCCTCGCGAGGCAGCATCAAAGACTTC